TGCATCACAAATAACATCAATAGTTGTAAGTGCAAACGCAGACTCATTCCCTGCTGGGTGGATTATGAAAGTGTGGGGTAGCAACTAATGGCTTGGACTAAATCAGGTACAACAACTTTGACAAGTACAGGAGATAATGTTTCAGTAACAGGTACAGCATCTAAATTTAATCAAATATTATTCCATAAAATTAATGACTCGTCTAGTGGAGTAAATCCAAACTTAACATTTAATTCTGACAGTGGATCAAACTATACTCAAAGAAATAGTACAAACGGTGGTAGTGATGGTACACTTGTAAATCAAGCAAAATTAGAATTTACAAACTCAGGTGTTACACCTACATCATTTGTAGTTGGATATTCAATTAATATTTCAGCAAATGAAAAACTAAATATGATATTTGATGTTGAAGAAAAGACAGCAGGTGCAGGTACAGCACCTAACAGAATCGAACACGTATCTAAATGGGTTAACACCTCATCACAGATAACTACCGTTAACATGGGGAATGACGATTCTGGGGATTATGCAGTAGGATCAAATCTTACAGTATTAGGTAGTGATGGAACGGAATCTATATCAATACAAGATGGAGCAGTATATTATGACACTGACTTGAATAAATCTTATATATTATACGGTACTACATGGAGTGAACTTTGACCATTAAATATTTAGACTCTAAACGAATTGTAACAACCTCAGAAGAATATAAAGTACATTCATTCACATCAAATGGAACATTCGCTGCAACAGGTAGTGGAAATGTAGAAGTATTGGTTATAGGTGCAGGTGCAGGAGGATCAGCAGATAATTACGGTGGCGGAGGTGCAGGAGGAATGTCAGAAAAATCATCTCATGCTGTAACTGCTCAATCATATAGTGTTACAATAGGTTCAGGAGGTGCAGGAGGAGCTCAAGGAGGAAGTATTAAAGGTTCAAATGGAAATACTTCATCATTCGATTCAATAGTTTCTAATGGTGGTGGAGCTGGAGGAATTAACAGTTCTTCTGGAAATGATGGTGGATCAGGTGGAGGTTGTGGTACTACTACTAATGGACAAACAGGTGGAAATACAACACAAGGCGATACCAATGGAGCCACAGGTTATGGTTTTGATGGTGGAGATTCACCTCAATCTGGTGGTGGTGGAGCTGGACAAGTTGGACAAACACCAAACGGAGGAAATGGTCGTGCTAATTCAATTACAGGTACATCTGTTTATTATGCAGGAGGAGGAGCTTCTGTTAGTGGAACTGGAGGAAATGGAGGAGGAGGAGATGGTAATGCATCTTTTAGTGGATCACCTTCACATGGAACTGCAAATACAGGAAGTGGTGGTGGATCAGGACACGCAGCAGCAGGAGGAACATCAGGAAATGGTGGAAGTGGTATTATAATTATTAAATATGCAACTTCAAGTGGTATAAGTGCAACAGGTGGAACTATAACAACAATAAATGAATCTGCTAAACCAACCAATGTGGAGAATAATTCTATTTTAATTGAAAAAAATACCGCTGATAGATATTGGTTTAATGGATCTACATGGACTTTAGAAACATAGGGGTATTGTTAGGTATTAAATAAAATGGCTAGAGTAAAGTCAGGAACTAGAATGGCATACATCTCTGTAATGTCAGAGGAGAAAGAACTAGCCTGGATAACAGATCACTATAATGGATTAATAGATACCGTAACGGAAGCAGATTCAATATTAACAGAGACAGGTGCTACATTACAAACAGAGTTATCAACTTCATTAGAACTTAATTCTATTAAATCAGATACGGAGATACTTAGTATTTCATTTGTTGCTGATGATAATCCTAGTCCTATTCAAACAGTAGGCGAATTTAAGGCTAGTTGATACCTAACTCAAATTTTATCTGATCTTGTAAAACAGGATCATCTGTTAGTTCATCTAATCTTGATTGAATTTTTTGATTGTATAATACCTTTAATTCATACATAGTAACCATGCCTTCCATATCTCTCTCCAGTTTACTCATATCTCTTAACTTCTCGGATCTAGATATTTTGTTCATTATTTAATACTTCTCTTTGTTTTAGTAAAGGGAAGTTAAATATGCTAGATCAGATTGACAGTTATTTCAACAAGCCTATAGAATTACATGAAACAGCAGAAGGTTTGTCACATCATATTAAGATAAACTCAGACTCTTGGGGATTTACTCTATGGGATGGTAAAGACGTATCACTAAACCCTACCAATATAGTACAAGAGAATGAGAGATTACTTTTAGAGGTCCAGAGTGACTTGATAAATAATCGTATAACTACAGTAAGACCAAAGAAATTTGAAGCAATGGATAATGTAATACTATTACAGGGAATCAAAGAATCAATAGACAGAGATATTGGAGCAGTATCATCTCAATTAGACTACTGTTCAATAGGATCTAGTTCAACTTCCGAAGCAGAATCACAGACAGACTTGCAATCGGAGTTTACTGACTCTGCATATGCAAGAAAAAGATTCTCAACAGTAGGAAGTAGATCAAGGGTTAATCAAACTATGAAGTTAGGTATGTTATGGGATGATTCTAGTTTTGATGCTACACCAAGAACTATCAAAGAAGCAGGAGTAAACTGGGCATCAACTGGAACTACTAAATGTCACGCAAGAGTTGTATCAACTGACTTTGTATTGGATGCTGGAGATCTCTTTGTGGTCCAGATTAACGAACTGCAAGAGAACGGAACACTTTGACAGCACTTACTGGAAGTTGGTCAGGGCTTATCGTATCTGCTGCAAATTTGGATTCAACTACGTATGGTCAAGGAACTTCGTTTCCTAGCTCATGGGATATAACAAGATTATTTTGGCGTTCTGATCTAAAGAGATTATACTATAACAAAGGAACATCAGGTTCTCCATTATGGGAGGGAGCAGATATTCCAGTTGGAACAATCAATATGTATGCAGGAGCAACTACGGATGTTCCTACAGGTTGGCTATTGTGTAACGGAGCAGCAGTATCAAGAACTACATATGCTCAGCTCTTTGCAGTATTGGACACAGAGTATGGAGTAGGAGATGGATCAGCAACATTCAATGTACCTAACTTTGTAACAAGCAACAAGTTTCCTAGAGCAGCAACCAATGATGCAGGTAGAGGAACTACAGGGGGATCAAGTACGGTAACGTTGACAGGTGCAGAATCAGGTACGGCAATACATGGTCACAGCACTACTGATCCAGGACACAGTCACACAATGTCTAGTGGTAATGGTCAAGCAATGGGTGGTCTAGGAGATTCACCTACAAGTCCTTCTGTATCTACAAGTACTAGTACGACAGGAGTATCTGTTAACAATTCATCAGCAGCAGATGCAAGTTCATCACACGAAAACAAACCACCATTCATAGACGTACACTTTATTATCGCAGTTTAAATAGTTCAAGTCCGTAACGTAACTGTGGCAAGAGGCAAGCAATCAGGCATAGCATTTGGTCAGAGAACCAAGCAAAAAGGCCAGTCAGATCTGCAACAGTTAATTATGTTAAAACAGTTTTTAAAGCAAAGATTCCATATGGACTTTAAGAGGGAATGGTATGTTGGATTTGACAGAGAATATGGAAACCTATACAGAATTAGTGAATCAGTTGGTAAACAAGAACTCGAACAATTTAAGTGGAAAAACCCCGATCTCCTCTGTGTACATAACGAGCATGGAATTATTATCATTGAGCTTGATGGTTCAATCCACGATAGAAAGGTCCAAAAAACTATCGAAAGAAATGAACTGTTTAGAGGAGCAGGAATCAAACTTGTTGTCCTTAATATTGCAGATATTAAAGAAGTCGGAGAAACAATTATAGAGAGATTGGAAAGTGATATGATGGATTTAATACATGGTAAAAAAATATAAATAAGGTAAAAGAATATCAAGTATTCATGAGTGAAATAGTATTCATGATAAAGTGTATCAAGTGCAAGTCAGAATTTAATCAGGGTGATACCAACAGACGATTTTGCCTTTTATGTAGGCATAGTAAAGATGAAGCACAAAGGTCAAGAGATCATATCAAAAAAGAAATAAAACGACACCAGGCAAAAGTAAATCCTGTATTTTATGATAGAGTATGTCCAGTATGTGACAGGGAATTTAGAACAAAGATAAAGAACAAGGAATTTTGTACAAAACTTTGCTGTAAAAGGATAAAGACATTTCCAGTACAAATTGACAATGTAGAGGATAATCTTAAAAAAATAGAAGAAAGAATTGTAAACATAAATCTAAGGTATGAGAAAAAAATGAACGTACTTGGTGATCAGTTAGATTGGATAAATTTTGAACTGGAAAAACAAAGAGTAAAATATCTCACCAAGTTTGAGTTTTTAAAAAACGTAATGAATAAATAAGGTAAAAGAAATTACCTATCAATGATTACAAAAGCATTAGTAATGGTTGCACTATTAACAATAGGTGTAACTTTTGCATACGCAGAAACATCAACAGTAGAAGTACCGTTTGATTCTCATGGACAATCCTGCTGGTATGATGAAATCTCAATAGAGTATCATTGTACATGGCAAGGAGTAGTTGAGAAATTCACTATCGAGGACTTGAAACAATACAAGGATATACTCTCAAACGAGGTATATGATCAAGAAATTGAAAGGTTGAACAATGAAGCCCTAGCAGAAATAGCATTAGAGAAAGCAAAACTCTCCCCTAACGAATTGAAGATTCAACAGATTGAAGATAAACTCGATAGAGGTATTGCAACTGCAAGTGAATCGGTATTGATGAACTTACTCAAAAATCTAGACACATGTCAGCAAGGAATGGATGATCGTACTGATGCAATTCAATCTGAAAGAGAGTTTGAAATATCAGAGTTCAACTTGTGGCAAGTCAACAACGTCAAGTATGACGGAGCATTGGGTAAAATCGTAATGGCTATTGAAGAGTGTCGAGCTCAACAAGTTGTCTATGAACTTAGTGTTGGGTATGAGAATATGTTAACTGGAGAAGATGATTATCAGTTCTCTCTACAGGACAAATTCACATCAGACATACAAGCAATACCATTTGATCAATACAAACGAACCACATTAGAAATTGACAGAAGTGCAATTTGTGATAACAATCAATTCGCAGATACACAGAAAGCACAATTCGGATGTGAGGTTACATATGATGGAAAAACTGTAGCAGAAATTGAACGTGAAAACGAGATAAGATTTGGTACAGGTGGAATGATCGGTTATCAAAGTGAGTCACTAGATAATTACTATGATTTCCTAGAAACCTATGGAAACAAGTACGCAACTGTTGAAGATAAGAAGGCACAAGAATTAATCTCAGAGCCAATAGCAAGAGATATGATTGAAAGCAATACCTTCTATCAAAACCACTTAGAGGATTAACCTCTTTTTTATTTAACCAAAAACTTTATAAGTACGGTAACGTACTTTATATTGTGGTAAAGATCTGTCATGATCGTTGCAACGTTTTAAAATGCAAAAAAATTACAAAGCCCATCTACGACAATCATAGAAGATGTACAAAGTGCGAGGTCTATTACACAAAAGACATTATTGTATGCCCATGTTGCAAAATCATTACAAGGTCCAAGCCTCACAACTCAGTCAACAGAGAAAAATATAATAATAGGACTATACGTATAGATAATCGTGAGACACGACACCTATATTCCGCCATGTTTTCAAGTTGAATTTGTAAAGTTCAAAGAACTGCATGGCAAGAACACATCAAGACAGATATGCAATTTAATTAGGGAATCACTAAAGCAATGACATCCTTTGTAGATAAAGATGGAGAAACCTGCAATCTCTTAAAACTTGCAGAGTTAAAACCATTACATGAGAAAGATTCTAACATATTACTACAGACCATAGTTGCAGGACAGTCAGAGATAGAGCATTATGCCATCAAGATAATATATGCCTGCCCAAACTGTACTCATGAAAAATCATATGACTATCCAGAAGACTTTGATGATTGGAGAGACATACCACAAAAGGCAAGATGTGACGTATGTAACTTGGAAATGTTTGAAAAACAAGTAACAAAAGGTCAATTACGCAAAGTCCTAATGACAGAGCAGGGGGAAACAAACCCGATACACCTGACAGGATTCATTTATGGAGACAGTATTACAAAACTTCAACCAGGAACAAAGTTAAACCTGCGTGGAATACTCAGGTCCAGAAAGAAATCTTCAAAGGACATGACATATCAAAGATTCTTTGACATTACTCAGTATAATTTCACAGATGAGAAACCAATAATACCAACAGAGGAGGAAATACAGAAATTTAAAGACATGGATAAAACTGAAGTCATTAAATCATTTGCTCCACATATTAGAAATATGTACCTGATCAAAGAAGGACTACTATTGACTTGTTTAGGGGGGGTGCAGACAGACAATACCAGAGGCGACATTAACACATTATTACTGGGAGATCCAGGATTAGCCAAGACACAGTTGCTCAAGTTCGTTACGAAAATAGTAAAGAAATCTGACTATGTATCAGGCAAATCAGCATCAGGAGCAGGGCTATTCGGTGGTGTTGACAATTTATCTGACGGAACTCGCATAGGAAAGCCTGGATCAGTAACACTATGTAACGGTGGAGTTGCAGCACTAGATGAGATAGAGAAGATGAGTGAAGTGGACAGAACATACTGTCACGAAATCATGGAGTCACAGCAGTTCAGTCTGAGAAAGATTGGTATAGACATAACATGGGAGGTTAAGGTGTCCATAATTGCAGCAGGCAATCCAAAGAAGAGCAGATGGAATCCCGAACTGTCAATCAACGAGAACATCAACCTGCCTGACTCGTTGCTATCACGATTTGGATTGGTATTTCTTGTAAGGGATATACCAAGCATGGATGATGATTTGGCAATAGCAAAACATATCATGCAGGTAAGAAGAGGAGAGATTACTCCTGAATTATCAGTAGAAGAAATGATGAAGTTTATCAACTATGCCAAGACAATATCTCCTATAATACCAAATGATGTAGATGATGTGTTGACAAAATGGTGGTCAGAGTTAAGACAGGTTCAGCAAAAGGATGAATCATTGTCAGTAGATATTAGAACATATGAGGATCTGTGCAGACTGACTCAGGCTTATACAAGATTGGACTTGGAGGAAATATCAACTAAGGACCATGCAGGTAGGGCAATCAAGATGTTAAATGACTCGCTACAGACACTTGGAATGAATACACCAGGAGAACGTAACTCAAGTATCATGGAGCATATGGATAAGGCTAGTTACATTAGATTTGTATTCAGTAATCCTATTTCACATGACCAAGCAGTAGCAAAACTCATGGAAAAATATAATTGGTTTTCATCAGAGGAAAAGGCAGAGGCAGAGATAGACAAACTGTTAAATAAAACAAACTCTATTTCAGAAACAGGTGGAAAATTAATATGGGTTTAAAATTCTTTGACTTGTTTGCAGGAATAGGTGGATTCAGACTTGGTATGGAAAGAGCAGGTCATGTATGTGTAGGTTCTTGCGAATGGGATAAAAATGCTAGAGAAACATATAAAAAGAACTTTGGTTCATATCCAGAGTATGATGATGCCAAAGATATGCACGCACAATCACTCCCATCATTTGATGTGCTTTGTGCAGGATTCCCTTGCCAAGCTTTCAGTATTGCAGGGAAACGACTGGGATTTGAAGATCCCAGAGGTAATATCTTTTTTGAAATTGCTAGAATTGCAAAAGTCAAAAAGCCATCTTATCTGCTCCTTGAGAACGTTAAAGGGCTATTGTCTCACGAAAAAGGAGACACCTTTAGAACAATCATCTCTACGCTTGATGAGATGGGGTATGATGCAGAATGGCAAGTGCTTAACAGCAAATATTTCGTTCCACAAAACAGGGAAAGGGTTTTCATTGTCGGACATCTTAGAGGAGAACGTACCAGACAAGTATTTCCTCTCGGAGACTTCAATGAAATCTCTGATAAAAAGAAACTCAGAGAAAAGGAACTTTCAAGGACA